GTAGTAGGAGGTTTTGCTGTTGGAGGTTTTGGTGCAGTTGGTTCTGCTTTAGGTGGCGCTTCTTTTGGCTTTACCGCTTCTGCTTTAGGTGGTACTTCTTTTGGTGCAGGCTTTTCTGCAGTAGGTTTTTTACCTTTAGGAACTTCTTCTTTCTTAACCTCTTCTTTTTTAGGAGGAGGTTTTTTCTTTTCTTCTTTAGGTTCTTCTTTTTTCTTTTTCTTTGGTTTTCTACGAACAGTCAGAGCTTTGATGAGTTCATTATTTCTATCTTCTTCATCATCTAACTTATCTTTGTGGTCTTTTTCGTCTTGAATTCTATTTGCTAATTCAGCTTGACGAGCTCGTTGCATGGTCATGTAAATCAAACCAAGAACTTTTGTGGAAGAATCTAAAGCCGCATAGTCAATGGGCTCAGTTGATTGATGTCCTTTAGGTATCTTTTCGCCAACGTTAAGTAAACCTTTGAGTAGATTTGCACCTACTCCGGCAACTTTGCCAGCCATTTTTGCGAGAGCACCTAACATTTACTATTTTCTTTGCCGTTCTTTAATCTTTTGATTTTCTTCTTCAATGTATTGTATCAGCATGGAGACGTAAATATCCCTCTCCCAAGGTATCATATTCTCAAGTTCAAACAAACTATACTTGTGGTGCTGCATCAACGAAAAGTTTGTTTTATAGTAATTTCTTAAATTGTCATGACGAAAAATTAACCGAAAAAACTTTCAAGTCCTTCGGCTTCAATGGTATGATGATACCCACATTTACTACAATCCATTTCTAATACTTCTTTTAATTTTGGTAAATTATTGAAGAATTCTTCTACTTTACCAAATTGTTCTTGATTCATACTTTCAACAAACTGTAACATTTCACCTGGTTGTGCTTCAGAAGCATAATAGAATTGTTCGCCATCATAAATGTATTCAATAGAATTGGCCACCATATTAAAGGTAACTTCATTGATTGTGTCATACTTCAAAGAATCTTGAACAATACTAAATTCTGGATACTTTAACTTAATAGTAATCTTGTCATCAAGTTGAACTTCAGGTGACACTTCTTTCTCTTGCGTAACTTTGATATCGGTCAGATTAATATCTTTTTCCATGATATTACCACAGACTTTACCATCCACTTCATTGTTACACTTATACTTTGTTTCAACAACTTCACCAACAGACTTGGCACGGAGATTGATGAAATAATATTCTACATCAATGATAGGTAACTTACCAATATCAACACCTTCTGTTAATGTGCAATTGTATAGAATGTCCTGAACACTTTGATTAATCGTTTGTGCTTCAGATGATTCCATGGCCATTAACAGATTACGCTGTTCTTTGACTAAAAATGGTCTATATTTAATTCTTTTCTTTGAAACTGGCAACTCAATTTCGTAAGTTGGTACATCAAGTTTAGGTAATGCCATAATTAACTCCTATAATTATAAATTCAAACTACTTCCAAAAACTTCACTAACAGCAGTAGAAAGACCTTGTTGAAGAATATTCTGAACAAGATTTTGAACTGAGTTATTTTGCCATCTGGTGTAGGCAAATGTAACTGACAATTTATGAAACCCATCAGATGACCAATCCAAGTCCAATTGATTCATAGAAATAGGATAAGCATCGTATAAATCAACAGAATAACTTAATTTATTAGTTACATCATATTGATTAACAGTAATGATTGTTGCATAATTTTGTTTATATTGATAATTAAAATTCAATGTTGGGTTGATTAATTCTAACCATTGGTCAAAAAATACTTTTTGTTTCATATCATCATCAACAATAAAAGTTAAATCAATATCATTATACGTTGTAAGATATGGATACTTTTCAACAGGATTAGAACCAATCTTTTGTTCTGCTGTGGCAAAAGTTCTACCAGGTAATTGTGCAGAATCACAACGATAAATTAATCGTCTTACATCACCCATGTAAGGTATCAATGCCAATGGTGCATTAATTTGAACGTCAAAACGACTTGGTCTTGCCAAATCAGTTTTAAAACTGGCTTTAAAATCGTTAATACCGCTTGCCATTAACTTGTCCTTATTTCTTCTACTGATTCTTTCCAAACTTCTTGCGGTTTGGCACCTTTAAATACATGGGAAGGTAACCACAATGCCGTTTCCCATTCTTCTGGTTGGATGGCAAGTATTTTAGACTTAATGTGACCGTGTAAATATCGTTTAATACATGGCCTAAACTCACGGAAGCGTCTGGACGCATTTAGAATATCGTAGGTGACTCTCAACCTTTTAATTTCATTATCATCGTTCAGGATTGCGAACTGCAAAAGTTTGTCTAAAAATGCCACTCTATACTTAATTGGCAAATAATGTAGATTCAAGCCAAGAAAGCCATCATTATACTTTTCTAATGCCAATACCAAAGGGAATCGGTCATAATAATCCATGTCCGCTTTACCTTTTGGGTCATAGTAGAAATGGTATAAACCACCTAAAATGAACTTTTTATTCTTTCTAAAATCTTCGGCAGCAATGTTTTTAGGAATGTATGATGGATTCCTAATCTCGGCAATCTTTTCCATGAACCATTTATAGGATTCCCTAGATAATGATTGTATTTCTGCAGCAGATTTTTGCTGAGTAAGTAGTGTAAGTTTAGATTGTGCCATTTAAGTATTTAGTTGATTCCTAGGTGGTCTTCGGTAACCAATCTAAATTCCCATCCACGGTCAGCACAATATTCCGTAGCTGATTTCCATTTGGCTTGATTAATACCATAGGTACTTACTTCATTGATGTATTGTTTTGTAACTCTCTTGCGTGGTTCTGGCGGCACCGTTTGTTTCTTTGGTTTAACTTCAAGTATCATTGTTTTCAGTTTACCATCTTTGGTTCTTACTTTCACAACAAAATCAGGAAAGTACCGGTGCCATTTTCCATCAACAGGAGATTTATAAGGAATTACCAACTCCTCAGACCCCCAAGAAATGATTTCGTGGTTATTGTCTAACCATGTCATTAATTTGACTTCCCATGAGGAACGATAAACAATATTGGTTGGATCACCAATATATTTTTGTGGATAACGAGGTTTAAATCGACCGGAATATGCCATAAATATATGTATATTCAATTTTTTAGAGAATTCAATGGCTATCATTTCAATTCCAAGTTCTATCGGTGGTATCAGTATTCCTGGTCTTACGACTCAAGGTCCTTTAGGTCTACTGTTTAATAATCCATTTAGTCAAACAAACTTACATTATCCTAGAGATTTGCAGTCTACTGCTCGTGGACATTATGTTACCTTTCTAATCAAAGATATCAATCCAGTAGGTTACCAAGAAGGCGTTGAATACGACCTCAGTTCAATTACTGGTGGAATAGCTAATGCTGCAGTTAATGCGGCTACAAATTTAGCCGAATCGGCAATAAACAGCGTAGCAGATTTCTTTAATAACACCGGATCCACAGGTACCGTGGCTTCTGCGGCAACACTTACACCAGAAAGCACCACAACTAGAGGATCCATTTCTTTGTATATTCCTGAAACAATGAATTTTACATATAGTGCAGGTTATAATGATGTAAGTTTGACTGGCGTTATTGGAGATACAGCAGCAAGTCTTTTGGGTACCGCAGGAAAATTTATGAGTAAAGCGTCTGAAGGAAGTAAAGCTTATAAAATGGGACAAGGCATTAGTTCTATAAGTGATGCCGCAAGCGCTGATGCAGCAAAACTAGCACTTAAACAGGCAGGTCTTGCCATTAATCCTAAATTACAACTATTGTTTGAAGGTATTGGTTTTAGAAGTTATTCAATGGCGTTTACTTTTACACCATATTCGGCACAAGAAGCAGAACAAGTAACCAATATTATAAACACATTCAAAAAGTATGCAGCACCAAGAGTAACAAAAGGTGCAACACTTGGTATGTTTTTTATTCCTCCAGCAATCTTTGAGCCCAAGTTTTATTACAATGGTGTAGAGAATACCAAAATTAATGCAGTTAAACCTAGCGTGATTGAAAGTATTGATGTTAATTATGCTCCAAACGGATGGTCAACCTTTGGTGATGGTTCTCCAGTTCAAACAACATTGACACTACAATTCAAAGAAACAGAAATTCTTGACCGTGATACTCTTACAACAGGAAATTATTAATGCAGTATTTTACTACATTACCTAAAATTGTAAAAACGAATCAATTTGGTCAATCTTTACTAATGACCAACTTAATGGCACGGTCTAGTGTCATTCCGTCATTGTTAAATAATGCGGCACTATTTTATCAATATGATATACAAGATGGTGATACACCAGAATCAGTTGCTTACAAATACTATGGCGAATCTTATCGTTATTGGATTGTTTTGTTTGCCAATCAGATTATTGATCCACAATGGAATTGGCCAATGAATAATATGGTATTTGCTGGTTATTTGGCAGATAAGTATCCGGCAGTTGATGTGTATGCAACAATACACCATTATGAAAAAATTAATACTCAATTTGATTTTGGAACAAATACAACAACGGTGGATAAGGTTGAAATTAGTGAAGATGCTTACAACAACTTAATACCTTCTACTAACGTTTATACATTACCAACAGGAAAAGTATCGGTTGCAATAACCAAAGCTGCAATTAGTATATACGATTATGAATTAGCTCTAAATGAAGCAAATAGAACAATTAATATTTTAAACAATACTTATGTAAATGAAATAGAAAAAGAATTTAAATCATTGATGAAGTCTTAAAACATGGAAACTATTACCAATAATTTTGATATAGCACCTACTCCTGCTGGTGTTTTTTACCCACAAGATTTTTCATTACAAAAACTAGATTTTATTAATTCTAGTGGTCAACGTTTTTCAATGCAAAAATTATTGGTTGAAATGTCATATTATGAGGACATTTATAGTTTTTGTGCTTCTGGTTCTGTGACATTAAGGGACGCACAAGGATTTATTGAATTGTTTCAGTTATCCGGTAATGAATATTTGGAAATTAATTTTGGTAAAATCAAAGATGCTACCAATACCGATGACCAAATATTTCATGTATACAAAATTGGTAAAAGAATTTCAACCGGCAACATGAATGATGAGTTCTACACTCTTTATTTTTGTTCTGAAGAATTGTATTTGTCTGAGCAATTGAAAATTAGTAAATCTTATATGGGACAAAAAATATCTAATATTGTTAAAAGTATTTTGACTAATACATTAAAAACAAAAACATCCAAAATCAATATTATTGAAGAAACCACAGGTATTTACGATTTTATTGTTCCAAGATTTAAACCATTGGAAACCATTTCTTGGATATCAACTTATGCTAGACCAACAACAGGAACTGGTTGTGATATGTTGTTTTATGAAAATCGTTATGGATTTAATTTTAGGTCGTTACAATCAATCTATAAAGATCCTGTTTATGCTTCTTATAGATATCAACAAAAGAATTTATCTAAAGAATTAGAACAGATAGAAGATAAAATAACTTCAGTTTTGGATTATGAATTTGTTAAAGCTTACGATGTTTTGAATGATACTAATTCTGGTACTTTTGCCAATCAATTAATATCTTTGGATCCAGTAACCAGAAAATCAAACATTACTAATTTTGATTACACAAAATATCAAAAAGATTCTAAATCATTAAATGGTGATGGAGTTTTAAATTCTTCACCTAATAGATTGGGTACCACACCAAATCAAAACTATAGTGCTGTCACAAAAGTAGCTATTAGCAATTCAAATCAAGGATTAACTCCTTACATAAAACAAGCTCCTGGTTCGGTGGCCAAAGATATATACTTAGAAACATATGTTCCTAATAGAACAGCACAACTTAGTTTGGCAAATTATACTGTATTAAAATTGGTGATTCCTGGTGATCCAGGTATTACTGCTGGTGCTGTTATTAATTTTGAATTATTGTCTTTGAAACCAACATCTACTACTAAAGAAGCAGATAAGTTTTATTCTGGTAAATATTTGGTATCGGCAGTAAGGCATATAATTAATGATTCAGGTTCATATACTACGATATTAGAAATAGCAAAAGATAGTAGTGATAACGCATATGCTGGGACTAATAATAGTTCAGCTGAAAGATTACAGGCGGCACAAAATTAATGGAAAATTTTATTGGTAAAGATGGATTTGTTTGGTTTATTGGTGTAGTAGAAGATAGAGCAGACCCACTAGGATTAGGTAGATGTAAACTAAGAATTTTTGGTTGGCATACTGATAATAAATCGGAATTGCCCACTTCTGATTTGCCTTGGGCTTTACCAATGTATCCCATAAACAATTCAAAAGCCTTTTCAGCACCAAGACTTGGTGAATGGGTTGTTGGATTTTTTATGGATGTTGCTTCAGGTCAGGCACCTGTAATGATGGGTGTAATTCCTGGATTACAACCGTAGGAGAATAAAATGGCAGATGTTCAATCACCACCACAAGTTGCAAATGATAATTTAATTCCATTATATACAAATAATGGACCAACATCAGGTAATCCAACAACACCTGCACTCTCTCGCAGTGTGGTTGCAAATACTTCTATTGCTGCGGCTAATAGTGATTTAGCACACATTTGTGATTTTTCATTGGATATTCAACGCAGAACAGAATTGAAAAAGTTTCTTAATGCTCAAGCCAATAATATTAGAGAAGCAATTCGTGCAGTAATGAGAGCCTTAGGTTTTTCTGACGGTACTGGCACATATCAATGGTTAATTGACAAACTTCAAGCAATCAAGCGAGGTTTAAAATACATTCAAAAAAATGTAATTCAACCAATTCAAGATTTTAATAAAGCTGTTGTTCAATACATTCAAAAAGTTCAAGAAATTATTGCTTACATTTTGAGTTTACCTGCTAAACTTTTGGCCTTGTTAGGTGATTGCTTAAAATCTTTGCGTCAAGCAATTTCTAATGTATTGTCCGATGCTTTTAGTTCTACTGGTAGTAGTGGTTCAGGTGGTGCTGGTTTTAGTGATGTAATTGCTGCAGCAAAAGATACTGCATCAACTTTGGCTACTACAGTCGGCCAAGCATTAACCACGGCAACTCAAACGGCCGCACTCGCAACTGTTGCATCTTCTGCTGGAAATGTTGTGACTAATATTAAGAAGGGTGTATAATGTCAGCAACTAGCGGACTATGGACTGAACCAGAATCGGCAGCAAATACCGATTATCAGCCAATATATCCTTACAATAATATCAATCAAACTGAAGCTGGACATTCATTTGAAATGGATGATACACCTGGTCGTGAGCGGGTTCGTATTCAACATGGCAAATCTGGTAGTTTCTTGGAGATGCACCCAAATGGTGATGAAGTTCACAAGATTTATGGTGATGGTTACGAAATTATTGCCGGCAGAAAAAATGTATTAATCAAAGGTGTGTGTAATGTTACTATTCAAGGTGATTGTAATATGCACGTTCTTGGTAATAAGAATGAACAGATTGATGGTGATTATAATCTATTAGTTGGTGGTAATATGATTGCTCGTGCCTCTGGTTCAAGCGGTATGACAATTATCTCTGATAGTGATATGTCTATTCAATCTAATTCAGCAAGCGATGGTGCCTTGTATATCTCTGCTGGAGACCATGTTTATGTTGCTTCAGACTTACAGATTGCCGGTGCAGCTTCAGCAGATACTATTTCAGCAGAATCTCGTATCAATGCTGGTACAGGACTTTATGCTGGACTTTTAGGCACATATTCTGAAGGACCAATCACCTCATTGGTGTCGGTGACTGCACCTTTGGGAACTTTTGCTTATGCTTCTTGTGGTATTATGGATGCTGTATTGATGACTGATACAATCAACTCAGGTATATTCAATACCCATGTGCATATTGGTAATAGAGGATTCCCGACAAGTCCACCCACATCTGAATTTTTTGGAGTTTAATTATGGCAATGGTTAATAATGCAACAGGTGTATACACAACGCTAGGTTATAGTTTTAATGACCCTAATGGTGATATTCAAGTATTATCGGCAAATACTCAGGCACACTTAAATACAATGCCTGCTTTTATTACTTCTTGGCAGGCTCAAGATATTGCTAGTAATTCAGTAGGCGGATATTTTCAGAATCCAGTAGCAACTCCAGTAAACAATATCATCACAATATCAAATCAGATATACATTTTGGCTAATTCTATTGCTGGTAACGCAAATTCATCATTTTCAGGTACTGCCAACTTGGCACCGCTTATTCCTGCTGCTCAAACTTTAAATATTACAGCAAGTTCATTTTTGGCACATACAAATAGACTTTCTGGTGTAACGCCATTCACAGGAACAGACCAAACTAATCCATACTATACTAATGCAACCAATTTTGGTAAAACTGCATTGTATATTACCAATCAAACAGACGGAATCATTAATAATTCACCTATTTTAGGTAGTTTTACTAGTATTCTTGTTGGTCCTCAGATTAGTGCTAATTCTAATACAATTACCTTAGATTATTCAACATTGACGGCTGGAGTAACAGGTAATACATTATCCAATACTCAGGTTTCACAAATTGTATCAGATTTAACTAATACAAATAGTTTTTTATCAACTAGACAAAATGGTGACATCACCTATTTTGGTAATTTACAGACTTTTGTAAATAATTATAATAATGTCAAGCAATTCACCAATATGGGTGAAACGCAGACTTATTTGCTGAATAACTTTATTGGAACACCAAAACTAGTATCAAGAATTAATTCATAAGGAAAATTCAAATTTTTTGTTCCGGCCCCGAAATATTTCCAACGGTGTCCTGAAGTTCCGGAACGTGTTTTACTCCAAGGCTCTATAAATAAAGAATGGCACTCAATCAAAAAATATACTCAGATATAGACTTCACTTTTACCATGAGACCTGGTATTAAGGATGTCGCTTTGAGCTATGATAGTCAGGCAGTTATTAGGTCAATTCGTAATCTTTTATTAACAAAACACTTTGAAAGACCATTTAATCCTGATTTAGGTGCCAATATTGACGGTTTATTGTTTGAACCTATTTCTCCAATTACATCTTCATTGTTGGAAAATGAAATCAAAACAACTATACAGAATTTTGAACCGAGAGCCAGATTACATCAGATTAATGTGACTCCTAACGCAGACAAAAATGCTTATAATGTTTATTTAAGTTTTTTTATAGAAAACGCAACATTACCAACGACAGTAACACTTCTTTTAGAGAGAAATAGATAAGATGGCAGGCGCAAACTCTAATATCCAGATTACGGATTTGGATTTTAATAATATTAAAACCAATCTCAGAACATTTTTACAATCTCAAGACACACTCAAAGATTATAATTATGAAGGTTCTGCGCTTTCTACACTCTTAGACATTCTTGCTTATAATACTCAATACAATGCTTACTATTTGAACATGGTAGCAAATGAGATGTTCTTGGATTCAGCATTGTTGCGTTCTTCTGTTGTATCTCATGCTAAACTATTGAATTATGTACCTAAATCTTCACTTGCACCAACAGCAACTATTGATTTAAATGTATATGGCGTCACTTCTGGTTCATTAACTGTCCCGGTTGGTACAAGGTTTTTATCTGAAGCATTGGATGGAGTAAACTACAATTTTGTTACGACTGATTCATATACCGTTAATGTTGTAAATAACACGGCAACATTTAACAACCTTTCAATCAGTCAAGGTATTCCGGCTTCATTAAAATTTACTGTCGATTCTACTGCCAATCCAACATATACATTTGAAATACCAGAAACTAATGTTGACACTACAACTATTACTGTAACTGTTCAACAGTCTGGTGCAAATACATCATCTGATGTTTATTCATTGGCATCCAATTTTTTATCGTTGAATGGAGATTCTTTAGTATACTTTCTACAAGAAAGTTTAACTGGAACATATCAAATTTATTTTGGTGACGGAATTCTAGGCAAAAAATTATCTGACGGCAATATTGTCAATGTTTCTTATATCGTAACAAATGGCACTTCTTCCTATGGTGCCAATAATTTTGTATTAATGGATACTATTTCTGGTTATTCAAATAATTCTGTTACACCTATTACTTCAGCAACACAAGGTGCAGCAAAAGAAACTATTGATTCCATTAAGTTTCAAGCACCTAAAGCATACGCAGCACAAAATCGTGCCGTTAGTAAAAACGACTATATTACATTGGTTCAACAAAACAAATATGGTATTGCTCTTGATGCAGTTAATGTGTGGGGTGGCGAAGAAGCTAATCCACCACAATACGGCAAAATCTTTGTTGCGGTTAAACCAACAGGCGGTTATTCTTTAACAGACAATCAGAAACAAATTTTAATTAATGATGTTATTAAACCTATTTCTGTATTGACAGTAGTGCCAGAAATTGTAGACCCAACCTATGTTTACTTGCTATTAAACTCAAATATTTTGGTTGATTTTAAGAAAACAACTTTAACGGCTTCACAAATTCAAACATTAGTTACTAATGGTATCAAGACTTATTGTAATGCCAATTTAAATACTTTTAATTCTACATTTGTTGTTGGTGACTTAATTCAATACATTCAAAATTTAGATAAGTCCATCGTTGCAGCTGATTTTGATTTGTTCTTGGAAAGAAGAACAATTCCAATATTCAATACTTCACAAACCTATACAATTGAATTGGGTGCTCCTATTGAGAATGGTTCTACTAGTGAATCATTACAAATTACACCATCATTTGCAACTTATGATTCGTCTGGTAATTATTATGACCCGGTATATTTTGAAGTGGCACCAGATTCCACAACAAATATTGATTCAGTTACATTGATTTCTGGTGGAACAGGTTATACTGCACCAACAGTTACGATTAGCGGTGATGGTCATGGTGCAACAGCAACTGCAACGGTTGTTAATGGTGTAATTACAAGTATTACAGTCACCAATGGTGGTACTAATTATACACAAGCAACAGTTATTATTTCTGATCCTACTGGAACAGGTGTATCTGCTTCTGCTGTTCTTCGTGGAAATTATGCTCAATTAAGAACATACTATTATGTTAATGGTGTTAAAAATATTTTAGGAAGTGCATCAGCTACTATACCTCCTGGCACAGTTGATTTTAATACTGGCACAATAACACTTAATAATTTTGCTCCAACTAAACTGAACAATACTGATGGAATATTGAGAACAATTGGTTATGCAGCAAATAGAATTGTTTCATCTACATACGATAAAATTATTACATTAGACAATAATGATCCAGCTGCAATCACAGTTAATGTAACCGCAAAGTAATTCATGTCTTATATCAATAAAACTTCGTTACTGGTACCCTCACAGTTACCAGAATTTGTTCGGGACAATCCGGATTATTCTACCTTTGTTTCTTTTCTTCAAGCATATTATGAATGGTTAGAATCTCCTGACGCAGCAAATACTCTAAACACTTCTGCTACCACTACCGGGGAAGGTGTAACTTACGGTTCAAAAAATCTACCTAATTATTATGATATTGATACGACATTAGATGGATTTCTTCAGTATTATGAAAATGATTTTCTTTCATTTTTTCCTGAAGGTTCGTTAGTAGACGAAAGAAAACTCATTAAAGTTGCCAAAGAGTTATATCAATCTAAAGGCACACCAGCTTCTTATGAATTTTTGTTTAGAGTTCTTTATAATTCGGATGTCAATCTTTTTAATTCTTCGGATTATATTCTTAAACCATCTGATGGTAAATGGATTGTAACAAGGTCATTAAAATTATCTTCAATTGATCCTAATTGGTTAAAAACAATCAACTATCGTTTGTTTGGTTTAACTTCTAAAGGTTATGCAACAATTGAATTGGTTACAATTGGTGAAAATAGTGTTGAAATTGTTCTTTCAGGTATTGATAGAAACTTTACATCAGGTGAATTTGTTGAAGTTGTTGATATTCACGGCGCTCCAGTATTGTTTAATGGCAATACCCTTCAAGCACAAATTCTTGGTGTATTAAATTCTGTTGTTGTTGATCCAAATAATGTAGGTTCTGGTTATAACGTAGGAGACCCCGTAGTATTTTATGGTGGTTTAAATCCAAATGTTACTAATCCAACGCCAGCATTAGGTTACATCTCACAAGTTTCTGGTGCTTCTATTATATTAGTAAATCCGGTATACAAAGGACAAGGTTATCGACCAGGTAGTTATACTAGTGTAAATATCAATTCTGGTTCAGGCACAGGTTCAGGTGCTTCAGATATTGCCACCACATTTGACCCTACTCCTTATTACATCAACTTAGTTAATAATGATACTATTGGATCCAAAGCAAATACACAAATTGGTAATGGCTCTCATTTAGTATCTTACAATTTTGCTAATTTAACAAGTGCAAACTATAACACCCAATTACAACTAGCTCTTGGTTTCCCCGTTTTAAATACTTTTGGTATTTTTGCAACAACAGTTATTTCAGGCGGAACAGGATATGATGCAACAACCACAGCAAATGCTACAGGTTATTATTCAACGGACATTAATACACTTGAAGCTTTACCTAATCTAGGAATTTTAGGTCCAATTCAAATTGCTACTGGCGGTATTAATTATCATGTCAACGATAAGATTGTATTTACGGGCGGAACAGGATATGGTGCTTTTGCCAATGTAACAAGCGTGGCATCCAACGGAGCAATTACAACTGTATCTTTTGTTCACGATCCCTCAGGTGCTACTGCATATCCTTTTGGTGGTATGGGGTACAAAGCCAATAGTTTACCGGTATTAACAGTTAATACTGCAACGGGTTCAGGTGCTTCTCTTTATGTTCCTGGTTTAGTTGGTGGTGATGCAACATTTAATATTAATTCTACATCTTACGGCCAAGTTCAACAGATTACTCTCACTAATACAGGTAAAGATTATATTTCTGCACCTGGAATTTCTTTACGAGTAGAAGATTTATTGGTTTATAACGTCAATGTATTAAATGAACCAAAGCAAGGTGATATAATCTATCAAGGTTCTATATCAAATGAATTCTTTTATGCTAATGTAGATTCTATTTCAATTAATACTGCCAATTCATCTAATGGCTACTTCAGTACCTACAATTTAAGAACATACGATTACAACGGTGCATTTGATCCTACTGCTAACATTTATGTTAAGCGTAATGGTGTTGATATTGGAACAACAATCAAATTATCTAATACAACAACAGGTATCTACACTAGTGGTAGAAAAATTTATGGTAATGGTTCAGCAAAGGCAATCGCCAACTTCTTAAACGGTATTGTATTAGGTGCCGGTTTCTATCAAAATGCTGATGGACAACCTTCTGCCTACTCAGTATTGGAAGATTCAACTTATAATAATTATACTTACATATTACAGGTACAAGAAGCATTGGCCAAATATAAGAATACAGCATTGTCATTCTTACATCCGTCAGGCATGAATTACAATGCAGTAAACTTATTGAAGAGCAATTCTTCATTTAGTTCGTCTATGTCACCTGGTGAAGAACTCACGGTCAAACCATTAAGTTATCTATTAGGTACCACAAATTATGTGGCCAATTCACAACCTAATGCTTCCAATACTATTGTCATATTCACCAATACTTCTGGTGCCAATGTGGCCAATGTGGTTCAGGCAAACTCTTACTTAACTATCTACACAGTATATGGTGAACCCTATTACTCCAAAGTTACTAAAGTTACTTCCAATACAATTACATTACAAGATGATTGGGTATTTGCTGTACCAAATGTTGCAGTTGCCTCAGCATCCTCTGGTTCAAATGTCATAAATATCAGCAGCCTCACCAATGCTTGGAACATTGCTACTGGTAATACTATATCATATATTAGTGACTTCATGCACATTTATGATTCAGTATCATTTGATGGCGTAACATATAAGACCATTACCCATGTAGACCAACCGGGTTCAGGTTCAAGAATTTTTGTTAATTCCGCTTACGGTTCACAACAAACTGGTTACTTAAGCTTTAAGGCAAATGTAATATCAAGTAATGTATGGGTAAGTGGCATCACATCAATAGCAGAAACAATAGATATTACGGATGAACAAGGTGATCCAATTGCAGCAGAAGATGGAACTATACTTTTAATAGGATAAGAAATGAGTTCAGTAAAGATTTCGGGACTGCCAGCCAGTTCTAATTTAAATGTTAACCCAGCGCAGTCTATATTTCCTACTACCGATTTAGGTACAGGACAAACTACACGCTTAAATGCTAAAAGTTTAGGCACTACACTCTATGCCAACAATAATCTAACTGTTGGTACTGGTGGTGTTCTTCTTCCCAATCTTGTAGCACAGTTTACTGGCATTTCTAGCGGATATACTCAAGTCAATGAACAAAACATTAACAATCAAGGTACTGCTGACTACATTGTAACGGCTGATGTTGGTGACGATTTAAATTATTATATTGATATGGGTATCACCAATTCACAATATAGTAATACAAACCCATTTAATTCATTAGGCACAGCAATTGAACCTCTTTCTGGTTATTTGTATGTCACAGGTAACACAGTATCTAATTCAAGCGGCAATCTAGTTATTGGTACAACAAATCCAGGAACAGAAACACGATTTATTGCGGGCGGAGTTAACGCTGCCAATGTAGTTGCAAAAATTACTTCTAATACTATTACATTGTCCACAAATACTAAAATTGTTTTTGGTGACAGCACAACACAAAATACCGCAAGTTTACCGGCATCGTATATTATTGGAGTTAACAATACACAAAATACTAATATTCAAATTGCCAACACTACTGCCAATAACGCTTCCGCAAATACAATAGCATTACAAACATATTCAAGTGCAGCTTTTGCAAAGGCTAATGCTGCTCTAGCAAACGCAACAGGCACTTTTGCTGGCGATTTAACAATCACAGGTAATACAATTGCTCAGGTAATGAATACTGCCAATCTAATTGTAAACGGTACTGCAAATGTGACCGGCACATTGAATGTTTCTGGTATTATTAATATGAATGCTCAAGTCATTTTGACCAACACTTCATTCTCTGCCACACAAGCTGCATTAACAATTGCTGCAACGCCAACAGTTACATTACCATCACAAGATGGTTACATGATTCATGTTTCAGGTAAACAAAACGTTGCTTCACGCATCATTAGTGATTCATTTGGTGCAAATACATATGTTGTATATGCTGGTCGTTCAGCAAGAGGTAATGTAACAAATCCTTCTGCTGTTCAGACTAATGATATTCTTTCTCGTTTCTCTGGTAACGGTTATGGTACAACAAAGTATCAACCACTTGGTGTTGGTCGTATTGATTTTGTTGCGACAGAAAATTATACGGATGCAAACACCGGTTCACAAATTCAATTTTGGACTACTCCTGCCGGTTCAAATACTGTAACACAGATTGCAACATTTAATGGAACATCTGTAACATTTACAGGTACAGTAGGCCCACAAAAAGGTTTCATTTATACACCAACAGTATATCCTGGTGCTCAGACAGCAATCACAATTGACTTTGCAAATAATTCTGTTGTTCGTGCTCAGACAGCAACAGGTATAACTGCAACCTTATCTAACTTGGTTGCTGGTAAAGAAGTTGTTGCATGGATTACAAATACTGCTGGTACAAACCAAAACTTTACTCATGGACTTTCTGCTACCAATTCTACCACCAATTCAACTTCGTATGCTATTCCAGGAACTTCAACAATCATGGCAAGATATATGAGTATTGACGGTACTACACAGAATACATTTGTAGCTGTTGTCCACGCTTAATAAATACATACTATGGCAAATACAGTAAACGGAATATTAACAACATACGGCTCGGTTGTAGAGGTAGAGTTAACCTACTTCTTTGTAATCACAGCATCTGGTTATGCGCCTAATGCTCAGTCATCTTCTTATTTTATTCTTGGTAAACCTGACCAATGGCCAGACGATAATAATCCTCCAATACCTACACAAGACCAAGCAAACATTAAGAAAACGTTTAAACATATGTTTGCTGCCAAGTTGTTGACATCTTCCAATATGGCACCTGTTATTCCTCGTATTGACTGGACTTCAGGCACAACATATACACCATATACTGATTATGACGATATGTTTACACTTGATTCTAATGGAATCATTACAAAGAATTTCTATGTTCGTAACCGTTACGACCAAATTTTTAAGTGCCTCGGTAATAATCGTGGTGGCACCTCTACTGTTGAACCAGTTCTTCAAGCTGGTACCACAGATGCTTCACAAACTCTTTACTTATCAGATGGTTACAAGTGGATTTACATCACAACTATTGATAAAGGCTTAAAAAAATCATTCTTTGATAATAATTGGATGCCTCTGTCAGTAGGTGTAATTACTCCTAACCCATTGTTGCCATCTGGCCTAGGTTCAATCAACGCAATTAATGTGACCAACTCAGGTAATGGTTATTCAGATGGTATAATTACTACTGTTGTGAATGTAACAGGTGATGGTTCAGGTGCTGCAGCATATGCGAATGTAACTAATGGTATGGTTTCTGATGTTATTGTTACTAATACAGGAAACAATTATACATATGCAACTGTAACTATTTCACCTCAGGCTGGATATGCAGGTAATAATGCAACGGCCAACGCAATCATTTCACCAATTGGTGGTAATGCAACCGATCCTGCATCAGAATTAGGTTGTAACCACATTATGTTATCTGTTGAAGTTGATGGAAATGAAGGCGGTAATATCCCTACGGATGTATCTTTCCGTCAAGTTGGTGTTCTTGTTAATCCGGTTTTGACTGATGGTACCGTACCAACGGGTTCAGTTTATAATACAAGTGACTTAGCAACTGTATCATTTGGTCTAGGAACATTTACTACTGGTGAAACAGTTTATCAAGGCACAGATGTAAATAATCCTAACTTTACCGCTACTGTTTGTTCGTTTGATTCAGGAAACAATGTGGTTTCGCTGATAAATACAGTAGGAACATACAATTTAGGTGGCGCATTATATGGTGCCACATCAGTCACATCAAGAGTTCTTTTGCAGTATACTCCAACAGGTTTCTCGGTTGGTTCAGGATACATGATGTATTTTGAGAATAGACAACCAATTCAGCGTTCACCAAACGGTAACGAACAACTCAGATTAGTTTTAAGATTCTAAGGTAGAAGAATGATTAATTATAATATAGACCCGTTTTACGATGATTTTGATCCAACAAAAAATTATCATCGTATTCTTTTTAAACCAGGTCGTGCGGTTCAGGCTCGTGAATTAACACAAGCGCAAACCATTCTTCAAAATCAAGTTTCACAATTTGCTTCAGCAATCTATTCTCAAAATACACCGGTATCTGGTGGTCAAGTTACTACAAATTTAAAATGTAATTTTGTAAAACTGAATACTTTGTATAGTAATTCAGCAGTTGTAGTTAGTAATTTGGTTGGTCAAACAGTTCAAGACCAATATGGTATTGTTACTGCTAAAGTTCTTGCTGCATCTGAAGCAACAGGCAACGCAACAACTCCAGGTGATCCTCCAACATTGGTAGTTTCTTACCTTTCCGGCCAACAATTTACTGATGCAAATACTATTTTTGTTCAATCACAGTCTGGCACATCAATTACTCCTGTAGCAAATACAATTACTACTTCTAGTGGTGGAATTTCATCTGTTGCTTCTGTTTCTGCTGGTGTTTACTATGTAATCAATGGTTATAACACCGTAAACAATAATCAATATTCTATTGGTAACTTTGTTAATGTTCTTCCACAAACTGTCATTCTTGACAAGTATGATAATACTCCTTCATGGCGTATTGGTTTGGTCATTACTGAAAGTACCGTAACAAGTTCAACCGATTTATCATTATTGGATCCTGCTGCTGGCGCTTCCAACTATCAAGCTCCAGGTGCTGACCGTTATCAAATTACTTTAACATTAGATAAACGTCCTCTAACTGCTGGTAATGATGATGCCTTTATTGAATTACTCAGAATGGAAAATGGTGTTGTTCTTAAACAAACCGACCAAACTGTTTACTCTGCTATTGATGATTACTTTGCTAAACGTGACTATGAAACCAATGGTGATTATGTTGTTAATGATTTTAAATTAACTCCTGGTCCTAATGTTTCTGGTAATACTGCTCAATATGATTTAAGTATTGGACCAGGTGTTGCTTATGTTCGTGGTTATCGTATTGAAAATCAATCAAACTATACTTTAACAAGCGACAGAGCAAGAACAACAGCTTCCATAACCGGTGATTCTAATTTTATAGATTACGGTAATTACTTTGTTGTTGATACTCTCAAAGGTATTTTTGATTACTCAACAACGCCTTCTGTTGATTTGCATTGTGTTCAAGCTGGTAATATTGTTACTGCTAATGCTAACACCTATAATTCAACCGTAGTTGGTACTGCTTATGTTAGATATTTGGATTATGTTAGTTCAACAGGTTCTAATACTGCTTCTTATCTTTTTAATTTCCATGTTTCGGATATTAATACTAATACATTAAGTAGTAATGCAACTTCAGCAACAACTAATACTATTACATTCTACGACCCAACAAACAAATTCTCTACTGCTGCAAATGCTTACTTCGGTACTACATTAACTATTACAAATGGTACAGATGCAGGTGATATTAGAACTATTGTTTCTTATAATGGTTCTACAAAAACTGCAACAGTAAATCAACCATTTAATATTACTCCTGACACAACAAGTCAATTCAATTTGATTTTCTCAACTGGTAATATTAATTCCATTGTTCAAGCAAATACAACATATGCTTTGACTGCTAATACAAATATTAATGCAAGTGCAGGTAAAGTAAATGGCGTTTCTTCTGGCGCAACAATTCTGCAAGGCGCAGGTATGCCAGAGATGATTTTTACATTGGGTTATCCTTATGTTGCCAATGTGTCAAGCTCTTCTTACTACTCAACACAAATTTTCCGTAATGTTCCAACTACAAGTTCCGGAACATTCACAATTAACAGTAATGACCCAATTCGTTTCCAAGGTACCGCAGGTACCACATATAGTGGAAGCACCGATGCTTTTAGACAGTTGTTTACTGTAATTGATACCGCAAACGGAAACATTCTTGACTTTACAGGCAACTCAGCAACAGTTGTAACTAATACACAAACAACATTTACTGCTCCTGCTTATGCAAACAAGACTGTCGATATTTTTGCTGGTGTATATGTTTCTTCTGCTGATTCTACTGGTTACGTATTAAAATCTAAGAACCTTGTTGTTGGTAATACAACAGTAGTTCAAACATTTACTAATCCAAATTCTGTTGCTAATACACAGTTTGCTTTAGATGGTTCTGGTAATCCAAAAGGTCAAGTATTAATTTCTAAAGTTGCTGTTAATACTATTAAAACATCTTTGTATGTTTCTGATGTAAAACAAGTAACAAGAATTTACGATACTGGTGTGGTAGGTGGTTCTCCATCTGGAGCTTTGGCACAATACAGAGATATTACTGGTTCATTCTCATTTAATAATGGCCAAAA